TGTACAAGCGATAATCTTGCCGCCAAAATTCATCAGCTTCTGGCGATGATGCAGGAACCAGCGCATGTCGGCGAACACCACGTATTGCGCCCACGGCACTGCCGCATATGAACTGTTAATGGCGATGACCTTCTTGTCGCGGATCAGTTCCAAGTTCTGCTCAAGCAACGATGTGCCGCCGCCAACGATATAGCCGACTTCCCCTTTCCAGGCCGGTTCGATACGCCAGGTCAAACGATCAGCCTCTTGTATTGCTGGATCATGTCGGTTGCGCTTGGCGGCAATACCGATCCTCCCGCCCAGCCAACACCCATCCGGTTGTAATAATCGGAAAACGTCACCGTTGTATCAACGTGCGTCGTACTGCGGATGGCTGGATCGCGCATTGCGGCAAATTTCTGCGCCCGCAATGTCTCGATGCAGGCCTGTGACAACAAAGCAGGCGCTTCGTCGGGCAGATCATAGCCACCGCTATATTGCACCATCACCTCACCGCACCAATGGCTGCCCCATGACGAAAGCCCCGACACCAGCCACAGCAGTCCGGCTTCCATGTCCAATTCATAACCCGCCGCATCGAGCGACTGACCGCCGACCGTTATGGAATCGAATTGCGTCACCGGATACTGGCGCAGGTTCAATCCCCGCACCGGATCGTAGAACGACATGCGGAAACTCTCGGAAACCGTCAGCAGGGCAAAGGTGCGGTCGCACAATTCGCCGATCATGCGCGACGCCCTGGTGATGTTTTCCGCCATGATGGCATCGACCGCGGTGTTGCCGGTTATGCCAAGCGCCAGGTTGACCGCATCCACCGTGGTCAGGTCATAGTTCAGCGCGGTTGGCCCGAGGATGGTGAAAAGGGATTTTCTCATGGCTCATATCTGCCGGTTGGACCTATGGGGCCGGGTGGACCCCGTTCACCGTCTTTGCCGTGATTGCCTTTTTTCACGAACAGTTGCCATTGCTTCGAGTCGCCCGGCCTATCCTTGGCATCCTCGACCATGCAGACCCAACCGGAACCGCCCGACGAGACCATGTCGTCGAGGTGATAATCCTCGTCATGCTTCCATGGCCCGCGGTAACGCCCGCGCGATGGGCCGGCCCCGTCCTTGCCGTCCATCCCTGGCAGACCCGGATCGCCATCCCTGCCGCGTAAATTTCCGATTTTTTCCCAAGGCATATTGACATTTCCCATGGAAGGCATTTTCAAGATTTAAATTCGTATAAATCTCCGTTCTCGCTATTCAAATAAGCTTGTCCGACAAGTTTTTCGTGCGGCGGACCTTTACCGACTAAAACAGACGACCCGTCACGGCCATCCTTGCCATTCGCGCCGTCACGTGGTTTTGGCAACTCGGAAACTATTTTCTCTATTTTTTTGCTGATAAATGAGTTGAAGACATCGTTCGATGTTAAATTATCGAGCGCTGCACTCATGTTCATCAACTGACGGCGAAGCTTGTCGTTCTCGTCACTCAGGTAACGCAGATTATCAGCGATATCACCTTTACCCGGTAGCTTGGCGTCAATGTCGACAAGTTGTTTTTCTAATCGAACGACTTGCGCATGACACGGACTGATTTGGTTCTTGATGATCTCAGCAATCTCGCGCCCAATATTATCCTCAAGCTGCATGGCCCAGGCTCCTGCGGATAGCGTCGAGCAAGGCGCGCTGATTGATCTGTGCCGGCGCCGGCGTGGTCGGGTTAGGCATCGGTGCCGGTGCCGCCGTCAAAGCCGGCGCGTTGGCGCGATTGGCCAATGCCTCAAGCGTGAACATCTGCTGTTGCGCCATAGGCGATTCGCCGCCGGTAACATCGATGTAGCCCAGCACCCGCCGCGCTTCATTGGGCGACAGAATGCCCTTGCTCACCGCTTCCGCCAGCACCGTAATTTGCGTCTGCGAATCCATGCGGAACAGGCCGGTGAGATCGAATTCGGCGCGGTAGCCGGCAGCGGTCAGGCCGAGGCCTTCCGACAGAAGCGCTTCAACATGCTCGATCAAAGACTGTAGACACAACTTGTAATACTGCAGATCGAGCAGCTCCGCGTTTTGATAATTTGGCGGATCTTTCGCCCCGACCATAAAGGCGGGAATGCCGAATGCCGTGCAGATCGTTTCGTTGTTGTGCTTGAGCTGCTCGATCAATTGGCTGTCGACGGCATTCTGTTGTAGCGGATTCCACGTCACGCCCGAGCCGAGTACGGCAACGCGGCCTTGATTTATCCCGGTGTAGTTGCTGTTCCAGTTGTTTTGTAGCCGTTCCGCCGTGACTTGGTCGATATTTCCGGCCGCGGTGAGAATGCCGGACGGTCTTGCCGCATTGCCGAAGAACGATGCCGAGAATTGCTCGATCGACAGCCCGCGCAACGCAGGCGCGGTGGTCGAATAGAGCGGCGACATTCCCACCAGCTTATCGAACAGGCAGTTGATGCGATCGTGCATGATCTCATCGGCTGGCACCACCACACGATCTTGAGTAATGCCCGCCAGATTATCGGTATTTATTTCATAGAATATTGAGCCATCAGTTGCTTTCAGAGGTACGACCCGATTGGAACCAAGCACATGCAATGCGGTTACAACATTGCGGTTGTCGCGTTCCTTTAACACATAGGCATTGCCGGTACGCAGTTTTGCGATCAGCCAACTCTCGAAGAACTGTATCCGCGTTTGGTATCGGTTTGGCTTGTTGAGCACCGGCGAGAACGCGGCGGCGGTGGTTTCCTCCCAGACCTTATCGATTGGCGCCATCAATTTGACGCGCATCTTGGCAATGTCGGCAGATATCATGGAAACGCAACGGTACAGCGTCGCGTTCTGCAGCGGGTTCTCCATGGGCAGCGGCAGATTGCGCTGCCAGGCACCGGCAAAAGGTTCTTGCACGATCGGATACCAGCCGCGGTCGTAGGCAGTGGCCGGCAGCATCGGTGACTGCTTGCGCACAGAGACTTCAAAGCCGAGGATTTTCACTCGTCGTCCTCGGCCCGCATGTCGGCGCGTTGATAGCGCTTTTTACTTTTCTTCGGCGGCCGTTCTTCGTCGTCGACCTCGACCGCCAATTGTGCGAGCGCCAGGCCTTGAGTCGCATCGGACGCCGGCTCAAACACGTCGCCGGGCTTGAACCGCCGTCCCATGTAATCAAATTGCTTGAGCGCTCGCATCATCATTAGGTCACCGCACCGCCATAGGCACAGTTCGTCAGATAAAACACGCCTTTGTCACGCAACCGCTTCCACGTAACGAAACGCTCGGCACGAATGAGCAACAGGTTGTTCTGGAAGGCCGAGACCAGGTGATAGTTGCCCGATGTCGGGTTGTCATCGAGTTCAACCGAGGCTTCGGTCGAGGCCGAAATCTCCAGCCCGCCCTCGTCGGCAATCGCCACGGAAGGCGCATCCAACGCAACAACATAGCCAGACGGCACGTTGCCCGAGGTGATGATCTGCATCCCGGACAGCCGGTTGTTGTCGATTTCCGAGAACTGCCGAACGCCGAGGGTCGTATAGATAGCCCCGATTGCCGTCGCCAATTGCGGCTGCATCAGCAGCACAAGACTCCCGGTGTCGATATTGTTGTCCTGGAAGTGCTTCAAGATCTCCCGGATGTCATGGATCAGGTCGGTAGCTGCCGTTCCAGAAGCCGCATCGCTGTCGGCACCGTTCGTGATCGAGGCCGGACGAGAACCGACGATTGCCGTGATCGACGGAGTGATGAACTGCTCATCCATGAACTTGGCGATTGCGGCGGCAAGTTTTTTGCGCGCCCAATCTTCTACGGATGGACTACTGAAGCGGGCGAGCTCCTGAGTTACGCCGACGATCAACGCGATTTTGTTGAACGCTAGCGTCACAGCGTCAAAACTGCCTGCAGCAACCGGCTTGCTTTCGCCCTCGCCGACCCACTGGGCTGTAATGGCCCCAATGTCTCGGGGGATGCGCGTGTTAAATGGGACCCGCGTCAACCCGGTGATCTTGCCGAGGAACGTCATCGGCAACAGGTAGTCAACAAACTCCGAGGTGAGATTCTGCGCATAGACCAGCGGTGCGGCCCACGTCGTGCCGGTTGTCGTACCATAGGCGACCGCCGCCTTTTGCGTCAGATAGTTTTCCACCTGCGGCCATTGTCCGCAGTATTGTCGCGCCACCGCGATGATATCGCGATGAAACTCGCGCGCGTGCAGTTGACACGCCAGCACCTTCATCAAGCCAATACCGGGCTCAAGCGTCGGCGCTTTTACCTGGATGACTTGCGAATGCATCTCTACGCCGCCGTTCGTTACCGGTTTGGCGGTGCTGATCAGTTCCTTCTCGATAAGCCGGCAGTCGCCAAGTTCGCGATCGACCGACTTGATGGTTGCCGAGTGTTCGTCGAATGAATTCTGCTCGGCCTCGTCCTTGGTGCGGTCTTCTTCCATGATCTTGCTTTGAATTGCGTCTCGCGCGGCCACCTCGGCGGCGCGTTTTGCTTCGAGGTCCTTGATCCTCTCGGCGTTGGTCTTCGTGGCCATTGTCCTGGCCTCCAATTTTAGGGAACGGGATGCCGAGACGCCGGCGGGTTTGTCGGGGTGGCCTGACGCGGCCGGGCTCAATGCCTGCGGATCGCCAGACGCGGCGCGCAGGCCTTGATCGATAGCGCGAATAGTGGTGATGGATGCTTCAGCGTTAGCTGGGATGGTGACGGCGGAAAGCTCCAGCCATTCCCATTCGTCATACTGCACGCCGCCGCCCTTGAGAAATGTAATCTTGTCGGCGACCTCACGAAATCCAATTGAAACGAATTGGACAAGTCCGGATTTTAGTGATTGCCACGACTCGTCCAAGCGGTCCTTTAATTTGCCTGGCTCCAGCACCTTGACCAATTTGGCCCTAAATGGAATTCCGTCATCCCTAGCTTCGGCCCAAACAACATGGCCGATCGGCTCGCTGGATTTGTGCTGCCACAGCAGCGGCATGGGCAGGCTGAACTTGGCGCCGTGCGGCATGACGATATCACCGACACGATCGGCCTTCGGCGTCGAGGCAATACCTTCAATGATGCGCTGCTCGTCATCAAACGATTTGATGTCCAGCACCGAATAGGCGCGGTTTAGTGTCATGGATTTCACCCTTTGGGAATTCAGCCGACAAAGAACATCTGGAAGGCCGGCGCCTCGTCCGGCTTGTTCTGCATCACCAGCGCGGCGTCGAACATCGCCATGGCGCAGTCGATCTTGGCGTCGCCGGCATTCTGCTTGGTGGCGCGGATGGCCGTCGCGGTCGGCTCGATCTTGACGTTGCCGACGCACCAGGACATCAGGCTCGAGCCGCTATGCCATAATGTACCGTTAGCCAGCTTGCGCTCGGTGCCTTTGATCGCAGTCATCATGCGATAACCCTGCGGCGCGCCGATCAGGTTTTTGTCGGCAACGGAGACTCCGATTTTTCCGAGTTCTTCCACGATTGAACCGAGTCCAGCAGGATCAACAGCGACAGCCGCCAGAAGATTTCTTCGCTTGATGTCGGAAATGATCGCAATGATGGCGGTGATGTCATCCAATTCGTCTTGGACAATGGTCAGTTCTCCATTAGTTTGGAAATCCTGCAGCGTTGCCGCGATGGTTTGCCTTCGCTGCAGGACGCTCTCGTGACACCAAGCATGCGACCAAGCCAGCCAATGTTTGGTCTCGCGGCAACGTCCGAGAGTACAAAGCCCAAACAAGTCATCCAGCCCGCCGCCATCAATGCCCACGACCACAATTTCCGAACGCTCGAGCAAATGCTCCAACGTCAAAGTCTCGTCCGTCTGCTTTTCCCAGAATTCCGCGCCGGCCCATCGGTCGCCTCGCAGCGATAACCCGATCTCTACGTTGAAATGTTGCGATGCAAATAGCGCCAGGTCGCCCTGTCCCTTGCGCTTGGCGTCGATCAGTTGCGAGCGGAGAAATTCCGCATCGACCGAGCGCCCCAAGTTTGGATTGATGAGCGGCCATGTTTGTTCGTTTTCCCATCCGCTATTTGACGCGATCTTGTGCGGCAATTCGTACAACACTGGCAGCAGTGGCTTGGGCAACGTCAATTTGCCGTCACGCACGTCTCTGGCCCTGGCCAATTCCGATTTGAACACCCCAGCGGGCGGCGCCTTGCTCTGTGTTGTTATCTGGATGAGGAACCCGTCAGGGCGGGAAGCCAAGGCACCACGAATTTCCAGAAAGATATCCGCGGCGTGTGACTTGGTGGCAAACACGTGCGTCTCGTCGACCAGACAACCCAGTGGCTTGCCGCCGGTGATCACGTCCACGTCGGCTGCCTTGATCTGCAGGAACGAGCCGTGCTTGCGGTGGGTGATGCGCCGGATGTTGTCCTGAATATGGAACACGGTATTCAGCGTCGGGTCCAATTTCACCATCGCACGCGCCTGACGAAATGCGATTCCAGCCACTTCGATGGTCGGCGCCAGGAAGGTGAATTCGGCATCCGGCCGTCGATTTCTGCAAACCGCCGCCACCATCAACCCAGCCGCCAGCGTGGACTTGCCATTCTTCTTCGGGACTAGGAGAAAATATTCCTGGATGGCCCGCGTGTGTTTTTCAACATCGTAAGACCCGAATAGCGCGGCGGCGATCTCGAACACCCAATCGCCCATGGCCTCGCCGAAAGTCGGCTGACCAATGACATCGGGCAACCGCAGCCGCTTGAACGCCGACAGGCCGCGCTCCACTTCCTCGGGAAACAACGGCAGGCTGGGAACAAGGCTCCTGCCCTGCATAATGCGCTCGGCCCAATCGGGGCATGCGGTATTCCAGCGATCATTATTGACGACGAGATGCATCCCGGCGCTTTAAAATACGGTTCGCAATAGTGCGACTAATAACAGTGCTGTTGCGGCGACTGATACAGTTGCAGCCAGCATCACAATGCTTCCGCCGCCTATTTTAATAGGCTCATCTAAGGGTTGGGACTCTGGCGGATTTGGTATTTGCATGTTGCGGGTCATTCGTTATTGACGATTAGGTGCAAAGTTCCATCCGAAGTTCCATCCAACTACGCAATAATATTACCCTATTACCCTAGGGCCAGTTGACACCTAGGACCATTGGCCCTATGTTGGCGGCATGAACAAAGGAACAAAACAAATCCATCGCCCCACGGTTTATTGGGTTTCATACAAGCTCAACGGCAAGCTGATTAAGACATGCCATGAGGATCTAATATCCGCGCAGCGTGAAGTCTCTGGGGCAATGATGGGAACGAGCATTAAGCCGACGCTTAAAAAGGTGACTTTGCGCTCGGACGGAACTTGGCGCTAACGGGCAAATGCCCACCGAAAGGGAATGAAGATGACACCGCGCATGTCCATAACTTGGCAAGTCCTCGAAGCGGCAAAGGATGCTGGCGACGAGTTCGTGATAGCTGCTTGCCGCCGCATTATCTGCGCCGACCGGATTGGCTGGCGCACCCACGGAAGGCGAGAGGATTTCCGCCTGATCTGCGAATTTCACAAGGCATGACCCCCGCACAACTCAAGAAAGCCCGCCATGCCCTTGGTCTCTCCGCCGAGGGTTTCGCGCGTCTGGTCGGCGTCAAGTCTGGCCGCACCGTGCGACGATGGGAATCCGGCGAGCGGAAGATACCCGAAGCCGTTGCAATGGTGACGCGATGGACAGTCAAGAACCAGGAACACAAGCAACTGTTCCGCAAACACATGAAGCATATGCGCGGCGGCAATTTTGATACGCCGCTGGATCGACTGCTCAAGAACGATATGAAGGCCTAGTTCGTCCGCGCCGGCACCGCGATCGGCGCCAGATCATCGCCCCATTCCCCGCCCGTCATAGCCGCCTCCGCCGCCTTGGCCTGCTCGGCCTTCTTGCCGCCGGCAAAGCCGCCGGGGTTGGGCGTCTCGCCCGAGGTGCGTTTATCCAGATGCTTCATGGCACTGACGTTGCCGGCACT